CGATCATTGGGTGGTTCTGATGCCACGTCCGAACACCAGACCGATTGATCTCGGCTACTTCTTCGTGCACACGGTGCAGATCGAGCGGTACACAGGCTCGGGCGCCTACGGCGAGACGTTCGCCGATCCCGTCTCGACAGCGGCGCTGGTTGACGACTCGGATCAGATGGTGCGCGACATGGGCGGTCAGGAGGTCGTGTCGTCCACGACGGTCCTCCTTCGGATCGGCACGGCCGACATCCCGCTCGATTCGAAGGTGACCCTGCCGGCGCAGTTCGGCGACCGGACCTCCCGCGTGATCGCCGTGACCCGACGGGATGCGGGGTCGCTGCCGCTGCCCTCGCATGTGCAGTTGGCGTTGCGCTGATGCCGATCACCTGGCGCTACACGCCACCCAAGCTCGACGCGCTCCCTGTCGTAGCAGCAGCAGCAGAGGCAGGGGTTGCCGCGGCCGGTGAGCATCTCCTTGAGGCAGCGCAGAAGCGTGTGCCCGTCGAGTCCGGACGCCTGCGTGATTCGGGCCGGGTGACCCCAGTCGGCGACCTTGCTGTCGCTGTCTCGTTCGGTCGCGAAGACGACGCTGAGATTGTCGGATTCGACGAGCACGATCGAGCGGTTGGGTCGTCACCGTCCGCGGCCTACGCGGAGAAGCAACACGAGGATTTGACGCTCCACCATCCGAACGGCGGCAGCGCCAAGTACCTCGAAACGCCGATGCATGAGGAAGCACCTGCGATCGCCGCGATCCTGGTCGCGTCTGTACGCAAGGCGATCGACGGGTGAGCTACCGGACGGACGTCGGTGAAGGGTTCGCGCGGCTCCTCGCCGACGAGATCGCCGGTGTCGCCTGGCAGACCAGCGGCGTCTACCTGGGCGACATCACCGGCATCTATATCGCGGTCGTTCCTCCGCTCCCGAACCGGATCATCACGCTGACGGTGTACGGGCTCGGTGATGACGCGACCCTCTCTGACTCGACTGCGGGCCTGCAGGTCCGCACCCGCTCCGCCGCGCAGGACCCGCGCGACGTGTACGACCTCGACGACGCGATCGCCGACTGCCTGCTCGGCCGGTTCCCGCTAGACCTGCCGAACGGCGTCCATGTGCAAACCCTGGTCCGCTCATCGGACACGCCGCTCGGTCAAGACGACAACCAGCGGTGGGAGCACGTCAGCAATTACGGACTCGGGCTACACCGGCCTGGCACGCACCGCCTGTAACCAACCCCGCCCAATGCCCCAAGGAGGCACCAGAAATGGTGACAACGACTGTCACGCCCCTCGGGGCATCAACGACCAACCGCAAGTGGCGAGTGGACGTCGACCTGAATGACGGTGTCGGCTCGCCGTCCTGGGTTCCGGTCGCGGGCATCACCAACCTCGCGCCGAACTTCGACAACGCCCACTTCGAGGACGACAGTGACTACGACTCGAGCGGTTTCCAGTCGCAGACGAAAACGGCTGCGGCATGGGGTGCGACGATCACAATCGCGCGCAAGGGTCAGACGTCCGACGCGACGACCTATGACCCCGGCCAGGAGCACCTGCGCACGAAGTCGATCGGCAAGTTCGGTATCGCCAACTCGGTGACCGTCCGCATCTACGAGATGGAGCCGAACGGCCCGCGAATCGAGGCCTACACCGGCAAGGCGTCCGTCAGCTTCCAGGAGCAGGGCGGCGCCGAGACCGCTCTCTCGACGGCGCAGATCACGCTGAACGGTCAGGGCGCGCTCGCCATCATCAGCCACCCGGACACCGGCTCCGCCGTCCCGACGATCAGCGGTGTGACGCTGCCCGCCGGGCAGACGACCCTGCACACCGCCGGTGGCGACGTCATCGTGCTCGCGGGCAACCACTTCACCGGCACCACGGGCGTCACGTTCGGTGGCACTGCAGCCGGGTCGTTCGTCGTCGAGTCAGACGGGCGGATCTCCGCCGCCGCACCGGCGAAGACCGCCGGCTCAGTCAGCATCATCGTGACGAACGCGGCCGGGTCGTCCAGCGCGTTCGCGGTCACGTATGCCTGAGCTTGACCTCGGGAACTTCCTCGCGAACGACACGCTCGTCCTCAAGGGAATCCCGAGCGAGAAACACCCAGGCGGCCACGCCTACCGGGTGCCGTCACCCTCGGCGAAGTTCGGGCTGCTCCTGCAGAAGATGATGTCGGTGTGGAGTGAGGGCGTCACCCATACACCCACCGACGACGACATCAAGGATCTGCTGCAGCTCGTCACAACTGACGAAGGCGACGTCATCGACTTCGCTCAGCGGCTCCTCGGCGACGCCTACCAGCAGATGCTCGACGATGGCGTGTCAGCCGAACGGATGGAGATGATCCGTACCGTCGTCATGGCGCATTACGCGCAGGGTGCCGTCGTCGCGCGGCAGATCGTCGAGCAATCGGGGGAAGCGGCGGCCCGGGCGAACCGGGCCACCCGCCGCGCCGCCAAGAAGACGGCTGGGTCGAAATCGCGCCGGGCATCTACGGCTACGACCGGATCGGGCCAGGGACGGACGTCACCGACTTCGCCATCATCGACATCAGCGAACGGGCCCGAGGCGGCGACAGCGGTCTGACCTGGGCCGAGATCCTCACGCATTGGGACCTGATCGAAAACGATCTCGCTGACCGCGGCATCGACGTCGGCGACGAGCAGTTGATGGCTAACCGGTCCTGGCGGTGGTTGAAAGCCCGGATCCTCGGGCTTCTCTCGGCGCCGATCGGTCACGAGCCGTGGACTGGCTCACCGCTGCCCGCGAACCGGTTGCAGGCGGTCCTGATGCCGCCGAGGCCGGCCGAGTCAGCGCAAAGCCAACACTGAGGAGGGTCGCGTGAGCGTTCTCGACCTCGGTTCCCTCGTCGGTGAGGTTCGTCTCGATGCCACCCTGTTCGAGGCGACCTACGTGCGTGTCGTTCGGCAGATGTCTGACCTGGGCGCGCGTGCCGGGACGGCCGCTGCTGGCACGTCGGAGCTCGACAAGTCGCTCACGCAGACGGGTGCGTCCGCGAACGCTGCTGCCGCCGGTCTCGGTCGCGCCGACAAGGCGCTGGTCGAGGCCGGCGTTTCGACGTCTGAGGCCGCGCTTGCCTCCTCGAAGCTGACGCAGGCGCAACTCCGGCAGACTGCGGCGCTTGAGCGGCTGTCCGAACTGCAGGCATCCGGGTCGGCGTCGACGCGGCAGCTCGCGGCGGCGCAGGCGTCGCTGATCGCGGCGAACGACCGGGTGGCCCTGTCCAACGAGCGCGTCGAAGAGTCACAGATGCTCGGTGCACGGACGACCGATCAGCTTCGCCGGAGTTGGGCGGCGATCCCCGGCCCGGTCAAGCTGGCGGCCGTTGCGCTGATCGCGGCTGGTGCCGCGTCGGTGGAGGCAGCCCGGAAATTCCAGGACACGACGACACTCATCCAGACGCAGGCGCACGCCAGCGCACAGCAGGTCAACGTGTTGCACGCTGGGATCCTCGCGATGTCCGCGAGCGTCGCAACCTCACCCGATGTTCTAGCTGACGCTGCCTACCACATCGCGAGTGTCGGTCAGAACTCGCTGACCGCCGCGCAGCAACTCAACATCCTCAGGATCGCCGCTGAAGGCGCGAAGATCGGGCACGCGAATCTCGTCGACGTGACGAACGCGCTCGACGCGGCGATCGTCTCTGGCATCCACGGCGTCAGCAACTACACGCAGGTCATGGGTGTCATGAACGCCACTGTCGGCGCCGGTGACATGTCGATGCAGAACTTCGCTGACGCGTTCGGCCCGCTCGGCGCCGTCCTCAAGGGCTACAACGTCACCATCCAACAGGCTGGCGCGGCGCTCGCCACCTTCGGTGACAACAACCTGCGCGGCGCTGACGCCGGTACCGCGCTGCGGATGGCCGTTCAGGCGCTCGCCGTCCCAGCCGCCAACGGGAAGAAGATGCTTGAGGACTGGGGGCTCTCCGCAGGAAACCTCAGTAAGCAGCTGCAGCACGGTGGCCTTACCGAGGCGCTTGACGTGCTCATGCAGAAGATGCGCGCGAACGGCATCACCGCGAAAGAGCAAGGTGACGTCCTCACCGAAGTGTTCGGCAAGCGCGCCGGCATCGGCTTGAACACGCTCATGGGCGAGCTCGACCGGTACCACAACAAGCTCGACGAGGTCACCAAGGGCGGTGACACGTTCGCCGCGCACTGGACCGAATACACGCGGACACTCACCTACGCGTGGGACCGGATCAAGGCTGGCACTGAGGCCGCCGCCATCAGTATCGGGAACCGGCTGCTGCCCGACGCGACCCGCGCGTTGTCGTGGATCGGCACGACCGGCGTCAACGACGTCGAAGCCCTCTGGCACGCCTTGTCGACGAACACGACGATCATGAGCGGCTTCCATGACCTTGAGTCGGCGGTCAGCCACGTCGCAAGCGCGCTGCACAACACGATTGAGGTAGCTGACCCGCTCGCACACGTGTTGATGACTGTCGGTGGCGGCACGGTGCTGGTGGCGTTCCGGATGCTCGCGGTCGCCGCGAAGGACGTCGCGACCGCCGTCGATGACGTGACCGGCTTCTTCGCGCACAACAAGACCGCCGCTGAAGCGCTAGGCATCGTCCTCGCGACAATGCTCGTCCCGGCTGCGGTCGCGGCCGGGAAGGCGCTCATCTGGACCGGGCTTGAAGCGACCGCCGCCGGCATCCTCAGGGTCCTCACCGGCACGTCGACGCTTTCCGCGGCGCTGCGGAACCTGAGCCCCGCCGCGATCGCCGCGCGCGCGGCAATGGCGATCGTCGCCGTCGCGGTCCTCGGCGCGATCAACGACCTGATGCAAGGCGACCAGGCGATCAAGCAGCTCCGTGAAGACATGTCGAAGCCGCTCCCCGCTGGGAACGTGTTCGAGCAGGTCAGCAAGCAGATCCACGACGACCTGGCACCCGACTTCGCACGGCTGAAGAGCGAAGGCTTCAACGTCGGCTCGATGTTCTCCTGGGCCGTCCATCCGGTGCAGACGTTCAACGATGCGATCGGCACCACCGGCCGGAACCTCGACAAGCTGTCCGAGAAGACGCAAGGGCAAATCCTCGGCAACCTGCATGATCTGCAGGTCGCGTTGTACGGGCTAGGTGCCAACCCGATCGACGCTCAGAAGAAACTGACAGCGGTCCTCGACGCGATGGGCCTGTCCGCGAACGATCTGGCGACGAAGAACTTCCCAGTGTTGCTTGCACAGGTCAACGAGTGGATGCAAAGCAATCAGGCGGCGCAAACCCCGGCTGAGCAGGTGCACGCCGATATCGTCGCGATCGGCTCGGGTGCGCAGACCGCCGCGCAGGACGTCCAGTCTCTGTCGGACGCGCTTGATCTGCTCGCCGGGAACGCGATCAGCGCGGACGAAGGCGCGATCGCGTTCCGGAATGACCTCGTGAGCCTCGACGCGGCGTTGAAGAAGTCGCATGGCTCGATGGCGCTTGGGGGCAAGCAGGCGACCCAGGCCACGCGGGACGCGCGCGACGCGTTCGACCAGGCCGCGCAGCAGGCGCTCAACCTGGCTGAGGCTGAGGCGAAACTGCCCGGTGGGGTGAGCAAGGCTCGCGCGTCGCTGCAGGCGTCGATCACCGCATTGAAGCAGCACGCCGGAAACAGCGCGTATGCGAAGACGGCGATCAACGAGTTGCAGACCGCGCTCGACCAGTTGCCCGGCGCTGCGACGAAGGCCGCGAACGGGTTGAAGTCGGCTGGGCCGTCATTCAAGACGGCCGGTGAGGATGCTGCGCAGGGTTACGCGGACGGCATCAGTAAGGGTGAGATCAACGCGATCAAGGCTGCTGTCCACATGGGCAAGATTTCGGCGCAGGCAGCGGCGAAAGCGATCGGGTCGGCGTCCCCGTCGAAGGTGTTCAAGGCGATCGGCTCGACCGCCCCCGAGGGATACGTGCTCGGCATCAAGGCGGGGATGCCTGCCGTTGAGGCGGTCGGCCGGGCGATGTCATCGCGCGTCGTCACCGGCTTCCTCGCTGGGCAGCCGCAGGTCATCGAGGCGCTCAAGCAGTCCATCAGCCAGGGCATCAGCGCTGTCAACTCGGTCGTATCCAGCGAGCAGAGCAAGCTCAGCTCGGACATTTCGTCCCGTGCCAGCGCGGCATCGTCGATCTCGTCCGGACTGGCGGGCAACTTCGCGTTGACGAATGCGTTCGGTCCTTACGGCAACGTGCTCAACCTGTCGTCGTTCTTCGGTGCCGGTGCGAACCAGTTGCACCTGTTGAAGACTGACCTGGGCAAGCTGCGAGCCAAGCATCTCGCGCCCGGGTTGATCGCCGCTCTCGCACAAGGTTCGCCTCAACAGGACATCGCCCTTGCTACGAGCATCTTGTCCGGTGCGTCGGGCCCGATCGGCACGATCAACCGCGAATTCGCTGCCCTCAACGGCTACGCCGGCCTCATCGGTGGCAGCATCGCGGGCACCCAGTTCGATCAGATGATCGCCCACGACCGGGCGCAGCTCGCTATCTCGAAGCAGGTGCTGGCCGTGCTGCAAGAGATCCGCGACGACAACAAGAAGAACCCGAAGGCGCTGGCCAGCGCGCTCGACGCGGCGATCAAGGGCATCGAGGTGCATCGCCGGTGACCAGCAGCCTGCTCGCTGCCGGGCTCGAGCTCGTCGGCGTCGCGGTGAACCCGGAGTATCGGCTTACGGCTGGCGGCCTGGAGCTCAGTGAGGGGGAGCCGGACGACGCAGTCATCGCGTCGCTACTCCTCGACGGCGATGTCGTCTCTGGGGACCGGACGAAGAACCGGCAGCCGACGTTGACGGTCAAGGTCGTCGGCGCAACCCGATCGGATCTGTCCGCGAAAGTCGACGCATTACTGCTTGTTGTCACTGTGAAGGCGTGGACGTTGCAGTGGACCCCCGATGGGGGGCTGCCGATTGTGTTCGACTGCTACCGGTCGAGTTGGACCCGCACTCGTGACGCCTACCAGGACGGTGTGCTGCAGACGATCCTGACGCTGACGTTCGACGCGTTGCCGTTCGGCCGGTCGCCGGTCGCGCAGACGATCAGCGGCACCTCGTCGACGCAGGTCGACAACTTCGACACGGCACCGACGGGTGCGACGTTGGACACGTCGACGAAGTGGGAAGGCACCGGCTCCGCGCAGTTCACGCTCGCCTCGGACGGCGGCTCGCATTACGTGACCGCTGCGCCGATCACCCGGTCGTTCACGGCAAAGGACCTGTCAGCCGACCAGGCGCTGACGCTGCGG